GTACCGACTTGTCGGCAAGTCGTGGCTCAATAAGTGCTTAAAGGAGTTCAATAGAGTTGCAATTTTCCAGGTTACGGTACTCGAATCAACCTGGTACCTCTTCTTCCGTAAACTAATCTCAGCGAATTACAAGATATACCTTGAACGAGGTAATTGTGGAAACAAGATGCCGCACGAACGAGTCCGTGATTGTGGACTCATTGACTTTGCTACTATCAGACTAGGGTATGAAAAGCCTTCGAAGGTCGCTTCTAAAAAGCGTAATCGTGATTTAATCATGTACAGCATGAATCCTTCAAGGCTCGGGGGAGATGCAGACATGTTTGGTAGGCTGATCGCTGCCAGCCGAAGAGGCAACTACAAACTAAGTTGTCTCTTCCCCTTCAAACCGAATGTAGCAGCAAGTACAAAACAAAACGTGTACGCAGATGAAGTTCTCAAAAATCTAGAAAAGGTCTTTCCTTCGTACGCCGAAATGATTTGGAGTGGTCTCTCACATTTAATGGGCTTGTACAACGACCAAATAACAACACTGATCATGAGTCACCATTATCTAACATTGGCTAATCATCATGTTGACTTCGTCCAATACTGTGTCTACATACTCAATTCAAACCTTTGTAAGGGTGTTTCTGACTTTACCAAAGCTCTTTCGATCGGAGCAAATCCATACCTAACTTATTACACAGAAGCCGACAGTCTACTAGGAAGAGGCGCTATCCCCTTTGACCTCAATAAAGAAAGGGAAAGTATCTGTTCAAAGCCAACTGGTAAATATGAAGGCGTTCTTTTTGAAAAAGGTGAAATTTATAACCGAGCTATGAAGCTATTCAAAGTTGCAATGCCTGATGTTGCTAGTACGGGTCCTTCCAGGTGGTCGGCATTTGGAACAGATCTCACAAAGTTTTGGGAAGAGCGGCATGTCCGAGCTGTCAATGGTAGTCACCACTTGCCTCCTGGAGTAAGCTTGGGAGAGAACGGAGGTGATCGTGCTGTGACAAGACTCGCCTTCCTTGAGTCGGTAAAGGCTTCACCCATGTTTAAAACGAAACCAGGGATCTGGGCTTCGCTCTCTCTCAAGTACGAGAATCCAAAGGTTAGACCTATCAAAGCAGAGGACAGTCTTAGCTATATGAATGAAAATTACATACAAGAAGCAATTGAAAGACATTGGACTCACCCCGAAGTATTATTAAATCCTGCGAAAAGAACAAAGATCGAGGAAGTCAGAAGGATAAAGGGTATGGCTGGGTATACCTACTTGATGGCTGACTTCACCGCTATGGACCGCCAACATTCCTTACAAAGTCAGGTCGAGCTCACTGAAGCAAAATGTGACTTTATGGGTGTTCCTGGTTATATTAAGGACTGGTTAGTAGAAGCAGAAAGAAATCAATGGGTTACTAACGATGGTATTACTAGTCGTGTTGCGTTCGGATTACTTACAGGGAGGCGGTCCACTACATTTATC